TATGATGATGACACTGTACAAGTATTATATTTTGAATACAAAACATATACTAACCAAGTATTTAAAATAAAACAAACTGCATCAGGACTTGAAAAAGCATTAGAAAAACAAGATACATTTATAGATGCACCAGAAGGTGATAACTTTAAAAAAGCATTTAGATCAATTGAAGTACTATATTCAGGAGCTAAGATACTAGGGCATGAAAAAATGCTTGAGTGGAAAGTAGCTGAGAATATGACTAGACCATATGCTGACACTGTTAAAGTTAATATGAACTATAACATCGTAGCTCCTAGATTGTATAAAGGAAGAATAGAGTCTATAGTTTCACGTATCACTGGTTTTGCTGATATGATACAGCTAACGCATTTAAAACTGCAACAGGTTATGTCTAGGATAGTACCTGATGGTGTTTATATGGATATAGACGGTTTAGCAGAAGTAGATTTAGGTAACGGCACTAATTATAATCCAGCTGAAGCATTAAATATGTATTTCCAAACTGGTAGTATAGTTGGTAGATCAATGACTCAAGATGGTGGTATGAACCCAGGTAAAGTTCCAATACAAGAGCTTTCTACATCAAACGGCATGGGTAAAATACAATCATTGATACAGACTTATGAGTATTATTTAAAGATGATTAGAGACGTGACGGGACTTAATGAAGCTAGAGATGGTACATTACCAGACAAGCAATCATTAGTTGGTTTACAAAAACTTGCTGCTGCTAATTCAAACGTAGCTACAAGACACGTATTACAAGCTAGTTTATATTTAACTCTTAGAACTTGTGAAAACATATCATTAAGAGTTGCCGATGCTTTAATGTTTCCAATGACTAAACAGTCTTTAATGTCTAGTATATCTAGATACAACGTAGGAACATTAGAAGAATTATCTACTTTAAATATGCATGACTTTGGTATATTCTTAGAACTAGAACCAGATGAAGAGCAAAAACAAGTACTAGAACAAAATATTCAAATAGCTTTACAAGCTGGACAAATAGATCTTGAAGATGCTATTGACATTAGAGAAGTTGCTAATTTAAAGTTAGCTAATCAAATGTTAAAAAAGCGTAGAAAAGATAAAGCAGCTAGGGACCAACAAGCTCAACAAGCTAATATACAAGCGCAAGCGCAAGCTAATGCTCAATTAGCAGAACAAACAGCTATGGCAGAAGCTCAGAAACAACAAATACTAACTGAGCAAAAGATGCAACTTGAGAAAGCTAAAAGTGATTTTGAAGTACAAAAGATGGAGAGAGAAGCACAAATTAAACAACAGTTAATGGAACTAGAGTTTAATTACAATATGCAACTTACTCAAGCTCAAGGACAAAGCAGAAAAACTCAAGAAGAATTTAAAGAAGATCGTAAAGACGAACGAACTAAAATACAAGCAACGCAACAATCTGAGTTAATAGATCAAAGAAAAAATGATTTATTACCGAAGAACTTTGAATCCGCAGGTAATGATACTATGGGTGGATTTGGCTTAGAGCAGTTTGGCCATAAGTAATTTTTAATAACTATTATATTATATTATGTCAAAAGAAGTAAAAGAAGAAGGTTCTTTTAAAATAAAAAAGAAACCAGGTAGACCTAAAAAACTTACCAACAATGGAGAAACAATAAAAGTAGATTTATCTAAAAAAGAAGAAAAAGTAGAAGATGCCGTTCAAGAGCAAACAACAGATGAAGTACTTGTTCGCAACGAACCCAAAGCTAGCGAAGAAGTTTCTAAAGAAAACATCGAAGAAACAACTAAAAAACCTACCGAAGAAGAAAAAGTAACACCAATACAAGAAATTACTGAAGAGCCTAAGGTAGAAGAAACTAAAGAGCCAGTTATGGAAACTGCTCCAGAGCCTGCTAAACCAGAAATTAACTTACCTGAAAATGTAGAAAAGTTAGTTAAGTTCATGGAAGAAACAGGTGGCACAGTTGAAGACTACGTTAGATTAAATGCTGATTACAGCAACGTAGATGATAATACTTTAATTAGAGAATACTACAAACAGACTAAACCACACTTAGACATGGAAGAGGTTGACTTCTTATTAGAAGATAACTTTTCATTTGACGAAGATGTGGATGAAGAGCGAGATATAAAGAAAAAGAAACTTGCCTTCAAAGAAGAAATTGCTAAAGCCCGTAAATTTTTAGAGGACACTAAGAGTAAATACTACGACGAAATCAAGTTGAGACCCGGCGTAACTCAAGACCAACAAAAAGCAATGGACTTTTTCAATAGATACAACGAAGAACAGAAAATGGTTCAAAATCAACACGAGAGGTTCCAAAATAACACTAAAAGCTTCTTTAACCAAGAATTCAAAGGTTTTGACTTCAATATTGGTAAAAAGAAATTTAGATATGGAGTTTCGGATACTGATGGTGTTGCTAACACCCAATCTGATCTAACTAATTTTGTTGGGAAGTTCCTAAACGAGAAAGGTGAAGTAAAAGATTATGCTGGTTACCACAAAGCCATTTACGCTGCTGAAAACGCTGATACAATAGCTAATCATTTCTATGAGCAAGGCAAAGCCGATGCTGTAAAAGATATGATGGCTAAATCCAAAAACGTAAGTAACGAACCTAGAGTAACATCTACAGGTGATGTGTTCGTTAATGGATTAAAAGTAAAAGCAATTAGTGGTGTAGATAGTTCTAAGTTAAAATTAAGAATAAACAAAAAATAAATAATTAAAATTTAGAAAATGGGATTAACAGGAGGAATAACCTCAAACCTAGAACCTGCTCAAAAGCAAATGACTTTAGCAAGTAACTATCTTTCTTTTACAGATGGTACTAATGATTTTGCACAGCAGTATTTACCTGAGCTTTACGAAGCTGAGGTTGAAAGATACGGAAACCGAACTATTGGTGGTTTCTTGAGAATGGTAGGCGCTGAAATGCCTATGAGTTCTGATCAAGTAATTTGGTCTGAACAAAATAGACTTCACGTTTCTTACAAAACGGCTGTAGTAGACGCTGCTCCTGCAACTAGTATAACTATAACAATTGACCCTGAAGTATCTGCCGCTGGTGGTACTGTAGGTAATAAAGATTTAGCTATTAAAGTTGGACAAACAGTTGTTATTAGCAAAGCTGGTACAGGATCTATGAAATGTAGAGTTGAATCATTAGGTGCTACTGCTGGCGGTGGAGCCGGTGTTGCAAGAACTCAAGTTCTTAATGTACTACCTTACACTAACGCTGATTTAACCACTGGTGCTTTAGGTATATTTGGAGCTGCTGATGCTGTGACTGTATTTGTTTACGGTTCTGAGTTTGCCAAAGGAAGTGATGACAATGGATTATCAAGTATAGAGCCTGAGTTCACTCAGTTTAATAACAAACCTATTATACTAAGAGATAAGTACGTTATCAACGGTTCTGATGCTGCTCAAATTGGTTGGGTTGAAGTTGCTACTGAAGATGGTGCTTCTGGATACTTATGGTATCTAAAAGCTGAGTCTGAAACAAGGTTACGTTTTGAAGATTATCTTGAAATGTCAATGGTTGAAGCTGAAAAGAAAGCTGGTACATCTACAGTAGCTGTAGGTGGTTCTGAAGGTTTATTTTCTGCTATAAACTCTAGAGGTCACGTCATGGACAATTTTGCTGGAGCTGCTGGTGGTATTGGAGCTTTAGGTGACTTTGATGAAATACTAAAACAATTAGACAAAGAAGGTGCTATTGAAGAAAACATGCTTTTCGCAAATAGAAAATTAAACCTTGGATTTGACGATATGTTAGGTGCTATTGGAGCTGGATACGCTTCTACTGCGCCTGGTGTTGGAGCTTCTTTTGGTTTATTTAATAACGAAGCTGATATGGCTCTTAATTTAGGATTTTCAGGTTTTAGAAGAGGTTCTTATGACTTTTATAAAACTGACTGGAAATATTTAAATGATGCAGCTACTAGAGGTTTAACTGATGACGTAGAAGGTATTTTAGTTCCTGCTGGAACATCTACTGTTTATGATCAAATGTTAGGTCAAAATATCAGACGTCCTTTCTTACATGTAAGATATAGAGCTTCTGAAGCTGATGATAGAAGAATGAAGTCTTGGGTTACTGGTTCAGTAGGCGGAGCTTATACATCTTCTTTAGAT